GTTTTTAGAAGAGGAAATAAAAATGCTTCAAGAATCAAAACAACAGGAAATTAATGTTAAAAATTCTGAAGTTATGCTTAATAGAGATTTACAATCACAAATAGAAACTCTAAAAATATATGTTGAAACATTAATTAAAGTTAATGATACTTTTGTAAAACAAATTTCTGAATTAAGAGTTAGACTTAAAAATATTGTTTTAGATGTTGATTATGAAACCACACGAGATAAATAAATTAAATAATTTTATTGGTGGTTTTTATATAAATAAAAGTGCCTGTAAAAAATTAATAAAACTTTTTAAAGACAATCAAAACATTACTGAAAGAGGAATGTCTTACGGAAAAAATAGTAAAAAGATTATTAATAAAAAAATGAAAGCTTCAACAGATCTTTGTTTAACTCCAAGTCCAATTTATGATTATTATTTTAACGAATTACAAAAATGTTTAAAAGAATATATAAAACAATATCCTTCAGTTGATTTACTACCTCGTTTTAGAATAATGGAAGATTGTAATATACAAAAATATAAAAAGAATGAAGGATTTTTTAAATGGCATTTTGAAAGAGGACATGGATTTACTTTAAAAAGAGTACTAGTTTGGATGACGTATTTAAATACAGTTGAAGATGGTGGACAAACAGAATTTAAACATCAAAAATTAAAAATAAAACCAGAAGAAGGTCTTACTTTAATTTGGCCATCTGATTGGACACATACACACCGAGGAATTACTTCTAAAACACAAACTAAATATATTATAACTGGTTGGTACAGTTTGGATTCTGATGATAATTAAAGAGTGTAAAAATTTTTTAAGTAACAATAGCAAATTAAATATTAATAGTATTATAGCAGATCCTCATTTTCCTTATTACATGAGTTCTTCTCATCAAAATAATTTAGAATATCCTTATTTATCACACATAGTATTAAAAAGACCGGAAGAAAGAAACCATAAAGATTTTAATTCTCCTTATGCAAATTTATTTTTAAATATTTTAAAAGAGTTTGAAAATAAAAATAATATTAAAGTAAATCAACTTTTAAGAATTGCAGTAAATCTAACTTTTAATTTTGGTAAAAAAAATTCTTTTACACATAAAGATCATGACTTTGATCATAAACAATTAATTATTTATTTAAACGATTGTGATAAAAATGCAAAAACTGTAATTTTAAATAATGATAAAAAAATAATTAAAAAAATTACTCCAGAAAAATTTAAGGGTTTACTGTTTGATAGTTGTTATCATTATATGATTTATCCTAAAAAAGGATACAGAGTAATAGCGGTATATACTTTTACATGATTATACAAAAACACATAGAAAAACAAGTTCCCCAAGATTATATGTTTATAGAAGGTACTATAGATATAGATGCAAATTATTTTATTAATAAAATTAAAAAAGGTTTTTTAAGAGAAGACAATAACAATCACCACACTAACATAAAAGATAGAATGACTTCATGGAGTTATTTTAATCAAGACCAGAAATTTTTAGAAATATTAAATAAATTTATTTTTTATATTGATCAAAACATATCTTTACCGGCTTATCAATTACGTGAGTCATGGGGATATAATATAAGCACAGAAAACCAAACAACAGAACATGACCATAGACCACACATATGGTCTGGTGTTTTATATTTAAATAAACATAATCAAACGTTAGATTTTAGAGAAATATCTAAAAAAGTAAAACCTGAAAAAGGAAAATTTGCTTTGTTTTCTGGTTTTTTAAAACATCAATCTTTAACTCATTATGAAAAAGACAGCAAATGGGGAATAAGTTTTAATATGGGCACTTCTGTAACATATGAAAATAATAGATAACTTTATAGATCAAGAGTCTTTTAATAAACTAAAAGATACTATGTATGATAATGGTAATTCATTTCCATGGTATCATTGTCACTATAAAAATTTTAAAGGAGATGGCATGTCTCAATTCGTACATATGTTTTTTACACCATATAGTTATTGTTCTGACTTTCACCCTTTAATACACCCTATTCTCGATAAATTAAATGCCACAGCTTTAATAAGAATAAAAGCTAATTTAACTATGAAAACTCAAAAACCTCACGTATGTGATTTTCACACAGATGTTGTAGATTATTACAAACATTCAAAAACTGCTGTTTTTTATATAAACAATAATAATGGTTATACTTTATTTAAAAAAGGTAAGAAAAAAGTTGAAAGCGTAGAAAATAGAATAGTTATTTTTGATGCAAAACAAGAACATACTACGGTTACTCAGACAGATACCAATATTCGAATTGTACTCAACTTAAATTTTTACAATTGATCTATGTTTTAGACTGAAATATAATACTACAAAAAAATTAAAAACCATATATAGTCTGATATTATGCTACAAAAATTAGGATTTTTACCAGGTTTTAATAAACAAGTTACATCTACAGGAGCCGAATCTCAATGGACAGGGGGAGAAAATGTACGTTTTAGATATGGTACTCCAGAAAAAATAGGTGGTTGGTCTCAATTAGGAGACAGTAAATTAACTGGTGCAGCTAGAGGTTTGCATCACATGGTTAATAAAGACGGTATTAAATATGCAATTATTGGAACTAATAGAATACTGTATGCTTATTCTGGACAAGTATACTATGACATACACCCTTTAGTTAATCCATCAGGAACAGCTATTACAAATGCATTTAGCACGACTAACGGATCACCAATTGTAACTATTACATTTGGTAGTCCACATAGTTTTGAAGCTGGGGACATTATATTATTTGGTGAGACAAGTACGTTTAGCGCTATTACAGGTTCTAATTTTGGTGCTGCAGATTTTTGTGATAAAAAATTTATGGTAACAAGCATACCCTCTGCTACTACTATAACTATTACAATGGATAGTAGTGAAGGAGGAGCAGGAGCTACAACTTCTGGAGGCATAACTTTTTTTCAATACTATCATGTAGGTCCAGCAGAACAAGTTGGGGTTTTTGGATGGGGTATATCTCAATGGGGTGGAACAGCGACTGCACCTCAAACAACAACTTTAAATGGTGCATTATTAAATGACGCTAATGGTACTGGTGGATCAGGAACTAGTATTACATTAACATCCACACTTAATTTTCCAACAACAGGAACAAATTTTATTCAGGTAGGCACTGAAGAAATTTCTTACACAGGTGTATCTGGAAATGATTTAACGGGTATCACAAGAGCTGTAAGAGGAACAACTAGAGCTGCTCACAGCAACGGTGCTACTGTAACTAATTATAGTGAATATTCGGGTTGGGGTCAGTCATCTGTTAACACAGATACTGTTGCTGAACCTGGTATGTGGGCATTAGATAATTTAGGAAGTACACTTATTGCTTTAATTTTTAACGGAGAATGTTTTGAATGGGATGCAGATGCAACAAATGCTACAAACACTAGAGCTACGATTATATCAGGAGCGCCAACTGCATCTAGGGATATGTTGGTATCTACACCTGATCGTCACTTAGTATTTTTTGGAACAGAAACAACTATTGGTAATAAAGCAACACAAGATGATATGTTTATTAGATTTTCTTCTCAAGAAAATATTAATGACTATACACCCACAGCTGAAAATAGTGCTGGTACACAAAGACTGGCCGCCGGATCACGGATCATGGGTGCTAAACTTGGTAGAAATGCATTATATGTCTGGACAGATACAGCTTTATTTACCATGCGTTTTGTTGGAACTCCTTTTACATTTGCTTTTGAACAAGTTGGTACTAACTGTGGATTAATAGGTAAGAATGCAGCTGTTGAAGTTGATGGTGCTGCGTACTGGATGTCTGATAATGGTTTCTTTAGATACACTGGTAAACTAGAATCTATGGATTGTTTGGTTGAAGATTATGTTTATGACAATTTAAACACAACATCTAATCAAATGGTTTATGCAGGAATTAATAACTTGTTTGGTGAAGTTACTTGGTTTTATCCAGAATCTGGTTCTAATGTAAACACACAATCAGTTACTTACAGTTATCTAGATTCTACAGCTAAAAGACCTATATGGTTTGTTAACGCAAGTAGTTTATTTATTAGAACTTCATGGGTTGATTCCTCTGTATTTGGATTACCACATGCCACTCAATACGATGCAGGCACAGATACATCTTTTGATGTAACCGGAAACACAGAAGGAATTTCTTATTATTATGAACATGAAACAGGAGTTAATCAAGTAAGACTAGGAGTGACTACAGCAATTCCTGCTAATATTACTTCTGGTGATTATGACATTACACAAAAAGTGGTTAGAGGAGCTGCAACTAATTTAGGTGACCTTAGAGGTGATGGTGAAAATATTATGAGAGTTAGTAGAATTATACCTGATTTTATATCTCAACAAGGAACTTCTATTATACAATTAGATTTAAGAAATTATCC